ATATACTCTTTACAATATTTAACATATTTTGAACAGCGTTCTTATCTCTATTATGAATTATCTCGCATTTCTGCTTATCCTCTTGATGAGAAAGTAATCCATTAATAGTTATTTTTTTATTAACTTTGATATCATTTGGTTTATGACTTTGTCTTATCATAAATGGTGATATTTCGCAATTGCAACAATTACTTAGTCTTCTAAAATCTAAATTACAAAAGAAACAAGGATTATATTACGAAGACTTAAATAATAATATTAAAGAGGTAATAAAAACAATACCAGAAGGCTACTATAAGAAAATATTAAATGGAACATATAATAGACAAACCAAATATATTAAGAAAAATAAGATAAGAAAATACAAGAATTACAAAGACTAAAATCGGCGTTTTAAATGTCCAAAGGTGTATAATATCTCATTTTTCGGTTGGTGTAATATTTTTATTCATCATTATTAGAGATATAGATGAAATACATTGACGCGTTAAAAAAGTATAATGAAGGAAAAGATAGGTGGTGCACACCTCGCAAAGGATCGGAAGATTATTTGAAAATAAGAAAGATGATGAAGGAAAAGTCAGCATCCTCTAAGTCAGCATCCGCTAAGTCAGCATCCTCTAAGTCAGCATCCGCTAAGTCAGCATCCTCTAAGTCAGCATCCGCTAAGTCAGCATCCGCTAAGAAGGTCGCATCCGTCATAGCTGCATCGTTGAAGAAACCATCATCCAAAAGCATTATGTTTAATAATGTGAAACTGATTCAACGCTTCTTAAAGAACAAGTTGATTCTTACCAAAAATAATTTAGATACCCGTGTTCAACGCTATCATTTGATTAATAAGCGGTTAGATGGTATTCAGGGGACGGAATGTCTAACAAAGAAGATGTTTGGAAAGAATAAAGGTTATACGCTAAACGGGATTGTGAATTTAGAAAAGAGAATAGGGAGCGATAGTCAATTCGCGACGATATATCTATCAAGTATTCCAAATTTATTAGGTTCGCTCCCTATCGCAAGTAAATTGATGAAAATAACCCCAAATCACGAATGCGAAACCCAGTTGAACGAGTGGATTACACAGAACCTAATTATACCAAAGCAATCAAAACATTTTGTAATGATGTATAAAAACACGAAATGTTCGTTGGCGGGAGGTACTGCCAATAAACTCGTCCCTGCGGAGCGATTAGTGAATTATAACGAAGTTTGCGATGGCGATTTAAGATCCTTAATGATGACGACGGATGTGCTGAACGACGAAATGGAAATGATTAATATTGCGTTTCAATCACTCATCTCAATCGCAACATATCAAAAAAGAATAGGTTTATGCCATCGTGATTGTCATAACGGAAACTTCTTATATCAGATAGATGAAGAAGTCTATAACGCTAAACGTAGCGGTGGCAGCAATTTTGGTTATTATCACTACGTCTATAATGGGTTCCATTTCTATCTCAAACGTTGCTCGTTTAATATATGTATATTTGACTTTGGACTGAGTGTGCCTATGAATACCGCGTTTGATCAAAGCATATGCTCGGACTATTTAAGAATATTGAACGCATTTATAAGCAAAGAAGATTACGGATGGATTGACAGAACTATGGATATGGATCTTAGCGATGATATGTCTTTGCTTCGGACAAAAGTAAAGGAAATCACGAAGGAGTTTCTCTCAGACGACTTAGAATATGCGGATGATCAGATAGACATATTTCAAGAAATTATAGAGAAAGTATTTAAGGAGTTTAGAACCGACACGGGAATATTTATAACCAAGAAACCTGCGAAAGTATTGAACAAAATCCCTTTTGTTATCAATAAGGTTAGCGCATACCCTGACATAAAATTTAAACGGGACATGCGTAAACTGCGGTAGCGTCTGGGCACGGAGGAATACCAGGTTCCTTTCTTGTTTTATTTTTCGTTTGATAATCAAATAATTTATATTTATCCTTCGTATTCGCTAGCGTATTCTTTAAAGTAACACTTGATTGATATTGGTTCTTCCATATCCCGTCGTTGTATTCTGGGCGTTTATAGATGCAACTCTTCTTGTTGATGGAGAATCCGCTCAGTAATTCACTTTCACTCTCTTTCAGAGCGTCTATATCGCGATGGAAATTATTATGAAAATTGAAGGTATCCATATTTATCCTGTCAGCAAACAAAGTATTCTGGCGCGTTGTATAATCACTAGACAGTGACGACATACTTTTACAAGAGATATTCGCACTAAGGAGCGCAGGGTTATAATTCGTATCATACGCAAGTTCGTGATAATCGTTCATTTGCGTTTGTCTTACTTTTACTTTCTACTATACTTATAAAATATTAATATTTAAATATAGTAAGAATCTCTTATGTTATATATATTAACGCCTGAAAATAAAAAGAATGTCGGTGATGTAATAAAAACGTCTCCAAACATCACTATATTATATTATTGGAATATGTGCGGACACTGCACTGCGTTAATGCCTACGTGGGATAAAATATGTAAAAAATATAAAAATAAGGGTGATTGCGATCTACTAAACGTGGAGGTATCGCATCTTCAGCATCTACCCGCAAAGTATAAGAAGGGCGTTTCAGGATTTCCTACAATCATCAAGTATAATAAAGGTGTTAAAGTAGGAGAGTATAACGACGAAAGAGTTTTTCATAAAATTGATAAATTTGTGAAAAAATAGATATAAATATTACAATCTATATATAATTATAAATACAAGAAACATTTATAATGAACGCGGACGCTGATACTGTGAATACAGGAGATAACATCGTAGATGACATCATTAATCAGGGTAGGGTTGAGCCGACCGAAGAGGAACTTGAATCCTTCAAGAACCTCGTAAATGACTGGTTTAAATACGACGACCAGATTAGGAAATTAAAGATCGCGATGAAGGAACGCAAGAACTACCAGCGCGTCCTAAACAATAAGATTGAGGAGTTTATGTTTAATTTTAAATATAATGACCTGAATACACAACACGGACGTATTAAAACGAATATGAAGGAGTGTGTCGTCCCGATTAAAATGAACGATATCAAAACAAAAATAATACAATATAAGGAATTGTCCGGCGAGGAATTGTTAAAGCGGATTTTTGAAGAAGACAGGCAGACGGTGATGAAGAAGAATATCAAGCGCATTATTCCCAAGGTGTCTCTTACGATATAAGGAAGTCACAACAGTTATTGCGTCCACGGACAAAGTCGTATTCGTAATTCGTAGAATAGAAAGCGTTTTTTATGTTATTTTTAATAATTATATTACTACAATTGGCACACGGTCGCGAATATTTCAGCATATTTTTAAAGCGATCGGGAGCAATTCGCACAATATAGATATCGCATTCATTCAGGATATGTCTCTTTTTTTTATGAATACTTGCGATTGCCGCGACTTCCGCGTGGATACTGAAATCCGACACGTAATAATTGAATCCAGAACCAATAATCTTGTCACGATATACGATGATTGCTCCGTGTTTGTGGTTGAACATAGGCGATTTGATGGCGATCTTCGCTGCGATATTCAAATAATATTTTTGTTTTTCACTAGACGTGCGCACACAATTGCTATCTATACATTCAAAATAATTGGATGTATAGAAACCGGATTTGGATTGTGAAACTGGTGCACACGAATTCCTTCGTATTATCTTGGAAACGTCAGCGCCACGCTGTGCATTCCTTACATCTACCATCGTCGCGTGAAGTTTTTTAAATTACTATGAAGTAGTTTATTATAGACACAATTATTTATATATCTTCGTCAATTTTTGTATTTATATAGCAATCCCTTGATTATTGTTGTATTCCTCCAATTCATGTTCAAAGCATAGGTTATGGACGATTAAATTATTGGTTCGCCCGACCCGTTGTGCCCGTCCGATCGCCTGCTGTTTATCCACCGCCATCGAGTGAAATATGATTACGTCCGTAGCATAATTAATGTCAATCCCGTATCCGGCGTATTGTGTAGTTAACAATATGACATTGATAATACCGTTTTTAAAGTCTTTCAATACATTCATCATATGCGATGTATTCCCTTTCAATTCAGCAAAGGTGATGCCATTAGACACTAATATTTTGATAATATTCGTAAATACATCCACGCGACTAAACACGATAAACTTGCCGTCGGGTTTGTTCTTTAATATTTCTAACAATGTATCCTCTTTATTCAAAATACCCTTACCAATCCGACTCGTATGTTTGTCGTCTTTCGCAATCTCGTTGGTAATCGCACCAGCATCCTTTATACTTACAATCGCCGTTAAGTTCTCTGTGCTTTTGATCTCTGCGCGACAATCCGGACATTTCTTTGTAATCACACCAAGTGTGTTGGCATTCAGAAACTGGAACAGACACCCTCCACAAAAGATATGGGTGCATTCTAGTATAATCGGTTGTGTCACATTGTCCAAACAAATAGAGCATATTTTACTGTTGATCTCCGTAATTCGCTCCGTCAAATCCTTTATTTTGCCTTCAATTGACGCAATCTCATTGTCAATCGTTTTCAAGCGATTCACTTTATTCTCTTCTACGATATCAAGACTCGCGATATACTCGCGTTCTCTGTGCTTATTGGACAGGTTTTTATTCATATCCGCGCAAATCAGCGCCGCCATCCCTTCCTCTGTCTCGTTTTTACCTCCAAGGTCTTTAATCGCTCCAGAGATATCATTCGCATTAATCTTGTCTAGTATTGCGCTGTTAATATATTTCTTGATGACTTTCAAATATTTTGACATTTTACAGAGATGGTAATATTCTATGATCGGCGGGATCTTGAAACTCTCCTTGACAAAATCCTTATTACATTTCACTAAGATATAGTTGATATAATCCTCTCGCAGGATATCTTTGATATTATAGTATTGCGAATAGGACGATGAAGATATCTTGTGACACATATTAAAATACGTTCCGCTGATGAGCCAAATGAACAAATAGTTAAAGATCTCAATCTTGTTGATAATATCGTGGCATTCGTCAATCATAATACGTCGCCAGTTGTATATAATGTATTTGGCATTGCCATCGGAGTAATTGTAATATTCCAATAATCTGTCCAATGTCGTGTTTTTAATCAGGACGACATCAAACTGATTAAAATAGTCAATGATTTCGCGATCAGTCGTATTGGTCTGAGGCATATTCTTTTTAATGAAGTTTAGGTCTTCTATCGCGATATACTTCAGGTCTGTTGATTCCTTTAATGTCTTTTCCCATTGAACATAAACGGGACCGCGAGGAACGATAATGAGTGTTGCGTTGATCATATTATCTAGATTGGGTAAATTCAAATTCACGGTTTCTGCGGTGAAATAATTGTATGCTCTGTTACTGTGGAAACTATGAACCTTCGCGGAATTCATATGTATATTCTCTAAAGGATTATGAGCGATAATAGACAGTGCTGTTAACGTCTTGCCATATCCGACAATATCGCCAATAATGCCAATATTCGTAGATATCTTTATCATCGCATCTCTGTTCTTGTATGTTATTGAACCTATATTTTCCATATAGATCGCCTTGTATAAGCACGCCAATTGATGCGGTTTAAGGATCTTCTTGATCTTGTTTGGTTGCCCGCATCGCATAGAATTACTATCCAATTCAATATCATACGTCAAAGTATCGGCGAAAGACATTATTACGCTATTATTATTTATAATATATATATTTTATATCAATTTTTATATTCTGTAAAAATATATAAGAATATTATTATAATACTTATTATAATAATGACAACAACTGACGATAACGCGATTATAGATGCTACACTTGCGGATACTGCTGATTCAACAGAGACTCCTGTAGAGACTCCTGTAGAGACTCCTGTAGAGACTCCTGTAGAGACTCCCGTAGAGACTCCCGTAGAGACTCCTGTAGAGACTCCTGTAGAGACTCCTGTAGAGACTCCCGTAGAGACTCCTGTAGAGACTCCTGTAGAGACTCCTGTAGAGACTCCTGCTCGTACTGATGTTCCAGCAACAATCTCGCCAGCACCGGTTCTCCCTACCCCCCCTGCTGTGAATGTTAAGAAGATTGTATTTGCTCTTCCTGGGGACAATTTTAGTTCAAAGTTTTTGATTTCTTGGACAGCGACAATCAGCAAACTATGGGAAACCAGAAAATACGATATTATGCTTTCGCCTGCTACCGGTTCATTTGTTCCTTTCGTAAGGATGACGACGCTAGGACTTGACGTTCTTCGCGGACAAGAACAAAAACCATTTGACGGTCAACCGTTTGACATTTGGATTACGATTGATAGTGACATTGTATTTACGTTTGAACAAGTAGAAAAATTAATAGAATCAACTAACGAGCACCCAGTAGTCGCTGGAATGTATCGTATGGCAGACTTAGTGAATTATGCGTTCGTCAAAGACTGGGACGAGACCTATTTTAAGAAGAACGGAGCTTTCCAATTTATTAAACCCGAAGAGATTGATGTTTGGAAGAAGGAGACCGAATTAAAATACTTCAATGTTGTTTATAGTGGTATGGGTTTTATGGCGATTCGCAGGGAGGTCTTTGACAATATCAAATACCCATATTTTGACTCCGAAATTGTCACGATCCATACGGAAGAAGGCAAAGTAATTCGTGATATTTGTAGCGAAGATGTTAGTTTCTGTAAGAAGATCACGCAAGCAGGGTATCAAATTATGGTGAATACTGATATCCGCGTAGGACACATTAAACCGCTCATAATTTAAATTTTATAATATTAAATTTATTATAGATAGATAATGCTTGAAGCAAAGGATATCTACTGGGTTATAGAGTATATAGGATATTATAATTTTATAATATTACTTCTTATCTTGTATATCGCATACTTTCTATTGTCAAACTCAATTATGTTTATTATGTTCCTCGTAATTGGCATAATTATAGGTGTGTATTTAAGCAACGCTACGCGGGCGACACTAAAAATATTCTAAATTATTTTTTAACTTCTTCAATTACAGGATTTGGAACTACGCTTACAGGATTTGGAACTACGCTTACAGGATTTGGAACTACGCTTACAGGATTTGGAACTACGCTTACAGGATTTGGAACTACGCTTACAGGATTTGGAACTACGCT